TGTCCGTGGACGTTCCCGTCGACGCCGGCACAGCAGCAGGAAGCCGTGGCCGGAGGCGTAAACGGACAGTATTCGCTTTATTACCGGTGCGGCTACTCGGCAGGCCAGAGCGGAGGACAAGGCAATTTGAACGGCACCGAACCGTTTACAAGCTGCGGATACGTGCGCACGGATTGCCAGGCGCGGGGGATGTTCACGCGATTCGGAGGATTGGAGTTCGTGCCGCCGGCAATCGCGGTGCGCAGTTACGGTAAGGACTGGTCCACATCGGCGCTCTCGGTGAATCAGGCGCGATACAACGATTACGTGCCAATGGTGTATGGGACCGCGTGGTACGAACCGTTGGTGACGTTCGCACGCAACGACGGCAATTTGACCCGGATGGAGGCGCTGCTCGGAATCGGACCGATGCAGGGGGTGGTGACGGTTCTGGTGAACGACATTCAGATTCCCCTGGGCGTCAATGGACAGAACATGACCGGCACGGGCTGGTACAACGTGATCGGGTTGGGCGGGCGGGACGGAGCATTCGACCTCAATTTCCTGGATGCGAGCGGGCAACCAGCGGGAGATCCTTATGGCAGCATGGCCTATCTTTCGGTTGCGGTGCCGAACCAGATCAACGACGGAAACTCTCTGCCGACGGTGAAGGTGCTGGCGCAAGGGCTGCTGGTGCCGGTATACGACGCGAGCGGGACGTACATCGGCGACCAGTTCAGCAGCAACCCGGCGTGGATTCTGCTGGATGCGCTGCGGCGAAGCGGATGGACGCTGGCGGGGATCGACCTCACGAGTTTCGCGGCCGCGGCGGCATATTGCGACCAGCAAATCAGCACGACCGATTTGAACGGCAACGCAATCTCGATTTCGCGCTTCCAGTGCAACCTGGTGCTGCAAAAGCGGCGCAGCGCAGGGGATGTGGTGCGGGGAGTGCGAAATTGCGCGCGGCTGTTCCTGACTTACGGGCCAGGAGGCGTTCTGCAACTGCAAGTGGAGAACACGCTGGCGCTGCAACAGCCGGGCGAATTGGCGTGGTCGAACAGTACGGCATCGCTCAACGGGGGCTGGCCGAGTTACGAATTTGGCGACGGCACGACGGGCATTTCGGGAATCTTACGGCGCGCGAACGGCGAACCGAGCGTGACACTCTCGGCACGGAATATCGCCGACACACCCAATTGCCTGACGGTGGAGTTTCAGGACGCCCTGAACGGATACCAACAAGACAGCTACACGGTGGTCGACCCGGACGATGCGACGCTGGCGGGCCAGCAAGTCACGTCAACACTGATGGCACTGGGGCTGCCGAATTACGACCAGGCGGCGCGGATTCTCAAGTTCAACCTGGACCGCTCAGTGAAGGGCAACACCTACATCGAATTCGAGACCAGTGTGAAAGCGTTCGGCATCCGGCCCGGGGATCTGATCGCAGTCACGTATCAGAAGGAAGGCTTCAACCGACAGCCTTTCCGGGTATTGAAGATCTCGCCCGCGACGAATTACCGGACGATCACGATATCGGCGCAGATCCATGACGATGCGTGGTACGCGGACTCGAACGGGCAGACGAGTTCGGCCAGCGGAGCCGTGCAGCAACCCAACGCCGGCGTAGGAATCCCAAGGCCTCTGGTCGGAAGCGTAATTGACGCGAACGGTTGCCTGGAATTCGGCGTGGTGGAGACCGATGCGACGGCCAGCGACGGGACGATGCAGGCTAACGTGGCCGTGACCTTCGTGACGCCGGCACCGAACGCGCCGGCCGGTCCGGGAATACCGTTGATCAACATGGCGGCGACGATCGGGCCAGGCGGCACACTGAAGAGCGGCGGCGTGCTGTACTACGCAATCTCCGCGGTGAACGCGGCCGGAAATGAAGGCGGGCTGTCGTTCATTGTTACGGCGGTGGTACAGCAAGATGGGAGCGCGGTGACGTTGTCGGGCCTGAGTTTCACGGCGGACAGCGCGGGGTTCAACGTATATCGAGGGACTTCACCGGCCAATCTTCTGCAAATCACTTCCAACCAGGCACTGGCAAGCCAGTTTATCGATACGGGGCTGAACCCGCAGACGATCGCTCCCCCCGATCCGAATTTCGATCATGCGAATTTCTACTGGCGCATGGAAAGCGTTCCGGAGACGGCGGTGGCGATTCACTCACCGACTACGGCCGGAAACGGATCGCTGGAAATGACGGTGAACGCGTACCGGGGACTGACGGCGCGGATCACGCGAGGGACGGGAGCGGGACAGCAGCGGACGATTGCCACGAACACCGCGACGACGGTGACGCTTTCCACCGCCTGGAACGTAGAACCGGATGCCACCAGCTTCTTCGCCATCGCAGAGGCGTCGTGGCACTTCGCAGCGCTCGCCAGCAGCAGCCCGGTGGAATTCACGATTCCAAACCTCGGCGGCGAAACCGTGGAGATCACGGGGCGAGCGGCTAATGCCTACGACGTGGAATGCTCGCCGGAGCTCTCGATCGTGACGCGGTGGCAGATCGGCGGGGCGGGAGAAAGCGACGCCGACGTGCCGCCGGCGCCGGTGTTTGGCATTGGGGCAGGAAAGGCGGCAGGCACAGTAGAGTTGAGCAGTATCTCATTCTCCGACCTGACGAATACACACACGATTTCAGCGGGCACGCTCACGCTGTATTACTGGGACGAGATTCAAGGAACGCCCGGAATGACCCTGGCGGCGGCCATGGTGACCGGAGACCAGGGCCTGACATTGAGCGCATCGGGGCCTGCGCAAAGCGGCAATTTCATACAGATCGATGCGGAGATCATGGAAGTAACCGCAACCTCCAACAATGGGACGCAATACGCCGTGACGCGAGGCGCACATGGGACAACGGCAGCCACTCACGCGATGCAAGCGCCGATCTATCACTTGGCCAATAAGACGCTGATCGCGCCGTTTCCGCAGGGCTTTTTCGGGTCGCCCTATAGCGGCGGTTGGAGCTATCCAACTTCTCTACCGGACGTTCGAATTGCCAGCGGAGCGCTCTACTTAACCAACGACAGGGGAGACGGCCCGGCGGCCACGGTTTCGCTGACACATTCGGTGAGCTGCGGCTTGCGCACGCTTTCGGGCGGACAGTATTCGATTCAAGTCGGAGGCTTTTTAGCGGTGGATCAATCGGCGGCGCCGGCGGTGGTGATCGATACCGCACACTCGGTACGAGACGTGTTCGCCATCCTGGGGACTTCGGCCGATAGCCAGGTACAGGTGCAGTTGAATCTAAACGGCACGGCCTACTGCCAACTTACTTTCGCCCCGAGCGCAATTGTTTCCAACAGTGTCGACGGATCGACGCTGCCCCCGCTTCCAGCCAGCTCCCAACTTACTCTGTCCATCCTGTCCGTGGGCCAAACGTACCCCGGCGCTAATCTCACTGTGTTGGTTCGACTCTAATGGGCGATCAACTCACCAAACTCCGACCCGACCGCGACTTGCAGTGTTACTTTTTCGAGCCGTCCGCTATTGCCGCGCTTAGCGGAACCAGCCCTAACGGCTTTACGGTTTCGGGATGCTGGCGGCAACAGTTCGATTGGGCGGTGGTGGAATGGAACCGCGACAATGTATTCGAACATCCCACCCTGCGAAATCTTCCAGATGGCGACCTGAGCGGGATCTGTTTGTCGTACCAGGAGACGCGAACGAACTCGATCCCTTTCGATTCCACACTGTACGCGACCGTCGATTGGCCCTACCTTCGTGTGTGGGCCGATGCGAACGGACAGGAGACGGTCTACCGGGTTCCTCTCCTCAATTACGCCACCCCGCTCTCCAGTTACACGCCGGCAACGGCCCAGTTTCAGTTACAAGGGACAATCACTGGAGGCGACTACATCGAGTTGGCATGGCTGGACCAGCATCTCAATTATCAAACGAAGGCGGCCGATACACCGGCTAGCGCGATCACTGCACTGGCGAGCATTATCACCGCGAACCACGCTGCCACGGGGATGACGGCCGCTGCAAACGGAAACACGATCACATTGACGTATCTCGGCATGCCGGGATCGAACGGCAACCGCGTTGGCGTCTATGGCACGGTCCACGGAGCGGCCACGGAATCGTGGGCTCCGGCGGCCGCCATCCTGGCGGGAGGCATAACACCAGCCCAATGGCAAGTGAACCTGAATTTCAGCAATCTCCAGGATAGCCAAGGCAACAAGGTTCCGACAAACAGCGTCCGGAAGCTACGCTGGACCTGGGCTGCCGATATCCAGGCCGGTAACTTCCAGAGAAGTGAGTTCGCGGTGGCAGTGTCGAATTGGGCTGTTGCGGGAACAAATTTGCAATACAACGTGGCCGGGCCGGGAAGCAGATGCGTAGAAGATACAGATGTGAGCGTGACTTATACAGGCACCTGGACGCAACAGCGTGGGAACTACTCCGGAGGCTCTATCACTTTCACGACGCAGCCTGGAGCGTCTCTTCAGTGCAGCTACGCGGCGGTGACGGCACACACCCTGTATCTGGGAACACGTTACCTGGATAACGGCGCATCGGCCGCGGTTCAAGTGGACGGGGAAGCAATTTCCACATTTCAACTGGCGTTCAGCGGAGAGGACGTGCTGGTTCGCATACCGGTTAGATCGATGGCGGCGGGTGGGCAACACACGGTCAAGGTGACTCATACCGGTACGACAGGTTCCGCTTTGTATTTCGACTTCCTGGAGATTGCCGTGCCCTCAAGTATGCTGCCTGTATTCGGCACGACCCGAAACACGACTCTCGCCACGGATTGGGATACAGAACA